AAGTTATATTCACGCACCGTCTGAACCAATTTCCCCTGTTTCTTAAAATTACAGAAAAATTGTTTCATATAAATGCGTGATTTATGTTTTTATTATCCTTGATTAAAATCACATAAAATAATTTCACTTTTCGAATCAATTTTATAACCAATCAATTCCACATTAAAATCAGTAATATTTATTCCTCTACCCGACCAATCATTTTCTTCTAAAAACGGATCAATTAAATCTTTAACTCCCTTTAAATCTTTAGCACTTAATACAAACCCTCTATATTCATCCCAATCTAATTCTTTATTACTGTTTCTTGTAAGTAAATAAATATTCATCCCAATTCCCTCCCATAAAACAACCGCATTTCAGTCACGCTTTAACGTGCATCCATGCGGTCAAGTTGCGTAAAGAAATAGTCACTGTTATAACCAATGCTATCACACACCAAAGATTGTCGGCACGAGTCAACGCAGATGAGATCCGATCAATCAGATTATAATAGAAGTGCTACACCTTACTTTTCAAGTATAGCACTCTTTTCTATTATTTGTCAAGAACCCAATTCAGCACTTCAAGTTTAATATTTAAGTTGTGACTGATCTGATTGTAAACACTTGTTCCAATTTTTCCATCTTTATAATTTTTCCTTAACTCATTTTTGTTATTTATCATATTCAACAGTAAATCTTTTACTTCTTTTTCACTTCTCATCTCCACACCCCACCTGTTCAGGCATCTGTCTCAACTCAACACTTGTAATCAAATCCACAATCCCACCGTAAATGATCTCAAAACCATCCAACCCAATATTATCATAGGTTTCCGTTCTCGTTTCCCCTTCGATCGTTCGCATTTCCATCACACACCAATATTTTAATTTTTGATTGTCCTCTGTCACAATGTTTTCAGGTGTAATACCGTTTAATTTATTCATCATCTTCCACCCATCTTACAATTGTTATCTTTTTAACTTTAAATTTACTCGTTTCTTTAAAAGGATAATTCGTTCTATAAAATTGCATTTCTATTTCCACATCATCCCATGTAGGATATTTTAAGAACTCAATACCTTCTTCTGTTATTTTATTGTTGTTTTCATCGTACAGTTTCAGTAAAAATTTATCCATAAATATAGGTTTCATTTCTTCACCTCCTTTACCATATCCACATACACCCAGTGTACCTTCTTATTCTCGTCCACACACGTTAACATTCCCGAACACTCATTAATGACTTTCATCTTTCTGTCATAATTTCCCGTCCGTTTATTTTTCACCAACACATGGTAACATTTCATCTCGACCCCTCCGTTTCTTTTTGTACAGTTTACACGTATTGATCCACCGATTAAACGTTTCATTGCTGATCTTATACTTGTCACACATTTGATTCCATGAATAATCCATCTTAATATAATACAATTCGAGTTCTTTCTTATCCGGCATCTTTTTATGGATAAAACTTCTCCGGACAGGTATTCCGTAATCATCCAAGTTTTTTCGAACTGTTTTTCGAGACGTTCCAAGCAGGATTGCCACTTGTTCCAGTGACAACCCCTGTTTGACGTAATGGATTTCGAGTGCATTTTTGTTTAACATCTTCATCGTTACCCCTCCACTTTCTTAAACCCATCAAAGATATTGTGGATCATTGGATAATAGTCTAACCAAATCCCTTGTATTTCCCCATCATCACTGTTTAACCGATATTGGTACTCATGTCTTTTAAATGGTTTTGTTCGCTTCTCTAAGGTGAAATATTTCTTCGTTGCGACATTTTGATAATGCTGTCCTTCCTGCATGATCGTCGTCTCCTTTATTTGATGGTAAAGACACTATCTTCTAACACCACACCGCCCCGAACGTGCTTCGGTCTTAGTTTCCCATTGCTTGAAAACCCGACTTCAAATGTTTCAAAGGTGACACGACTTTTCACTTTATCAGGCATCCCTGCACATTTGACGACGTGTTTAAAGGTGTCGTGTTCTTCCTTGTCACATTCCACTACTTTTCCGTCCAAGGTCTTCGCATACAACACATGATAGTAGGTTTTCTGTCGAATGTATTTCGCTTTCGCATATGCACCCTCGTATGCCCACATTCCTAACGCTTTAGGATGAATGATATCTTTAATGGCTTCGGGTACGTCTAACCCTGTGAGGTGGATGCTATCCGTATCACAATAAATAATGCGGTCATAACATTTCTGTGCTGTTGAGATCGTCGTATATCTCGCCCACGACGTAATGAACACACCCATTGGCGTATAGACCGGATCACGGAATTCTTTTTCTTTGAGTCGGAACCCTGTTGACCCGTCTTCTTTCAAGTACGGGTATTTTCCGGTAACGTCGGGGTTACTTGCGAATTTCCCGTAAAGGGAATTTAATTGAAGCTTGGCAAGTGACTTAATCGCCCCTTCACTCGTCGTCTTGATGGCCGTCCAGTAGTCAATAAATTCTTTGAACATACCGGTTTGACCCCGAAACATATAACCGGAACAGTATTCGAGATCCACCACTTCATAGTGATCGAAGAACATTTCCAAGTCAATGTTTGTCATATATAAGTCCACGATTTCCCCGTTACTTGATTTCAAGTATTCGTTTTCTTGGAAACGTAAATTCTTTTTAATTTGAATGGTGGGGATAAACCCCTCTTTTATTTCAAACTGGCATCTGATATGCTGAATGAACAAGGGATATTTTTTATCCGGTTGATATTGTCCGTTGAAAAAGATTGGACGTCCCACGGGTAAAAGCCTTGTGTACATTTGAGCCGGATATAAACTGTTGACGTCGTAAACGATCCCTTCGCCTACTTCCTTGTTTTTAAACCGATCATTTAACCATGTGAACCCACCTCGATATGCCTTGCGGATATCGGTATCGGTTTCAAGTGACAGGATCGGAAACCATTTTTCAAACTGTTTCTTACTGATCGAATCCTTAAACCCTTTCAAGCTGTCTGATCCGTTTGTGAGTCGATCTAACCCCTGTTTAAACTGAACGTCAAGGGCTTCCGCTACAATTTGAATATCGTTCTTGATGTATGCCGTTTCTTCTTCGGTGATGATATGTCCGATCGGTCGAGGGGCGTCATAATCAATATCCCCTTTCATGATTTCCAAATTGAACGCCTTGGCAATGACTTTGACGGGATACGGCAATTTTTTCAGTGAGTCGTAAATCGTTGTGTGTAGTTTCTTTTTCTTGCGGTAGCCGTAACAAATGTCGATGGCGTACCATTGGCCCATGCTACTGATAACGGTAGTGAATGTTTTCGGTTTTCCGGAATCGTCTTCCTTATACCCGTTGTGAAGTAACCAATTGACAATGAATTCGCCATCAAATTTTAGGTTGTGGAAATAGAGAATTCCGTCACACTTTTCCGCCCATTGCATGAATGTTTCTAAGCTGTTGCCGATTTCGTACCGGCTTGTTTTTCCGACTTGCATCCATCCGTACGCCCATACTCGACAGTCGTTCGGATCAGTCGTTGTTTCAAAGTCACAACTGTAACGTAATTTTCCCATAATACCCATCCTTCACCCCGTTAATGGACGGGGTTATTTTTGCGTGCTATCTATCAAACCCCTTCATATCAAAATTTAGATTTCCCTTTTCGTATGCTCCGATATACGCAAGCATTTGCGAAATGTCGTTCATGCCTGTGTCTCTTGCTTCTTCACTCATGCTTTCGTCCGGATCAGACCGATACAAGGCAAAATCAAATTCTTCAAACATATAGTACATCTCCAAGAAATCATCTGCCGGAACGTCTTTTAACTTGTTTACCAGTTCCTCCGCATCACTGTTGAAACTTGCTTCGAGAACCGATATGAAGTTACTTTTCATCTGTTCCATTCGTTTATCAATCTCGGTTGGATTGACTCGTTTTTCGATGGCTTCTCGTTTCATATTGAGTTGAGACAGGTTTTGAATGGCGTCAAAATTAAAATCAGGAGGAATATAAATCCCTAACTCATTTGTATTTGCCATTTGATTAATGCGATCGCCCACCGTACCGTATTGCTTACCACCTGCAAAGAACGGCAACTTTTCAGCTTGATCGAGTTGTTTCTTCGCTCGTTCTTGTGCGAGTTTTGTTTTTCGTTCCAATCGGTTCTTTTCTGATTTACTGATCGACACACCGTTTTTGTTTTTTACATATTGATATTTCCAGTTACCCCGATCGAGGAAAGACAAGGTTTGTTGTTTCCACGCATTGTACTCGCTTCGAGTATTGAAGCTATCCAGTGAAGGAACGCTGATTTCACTACTTAAGTCGATTCCATGATTTTTAAGCGTTCTTTTAATTTTGGCTTTTGCGTTTTTCGCCAACTTTGCGTGTTCTCGTCGGTCATTTTTCGTAATGCGTATGCGTGCATACTTTGCCAATCCATCACAACTCCTTTAACCCAACAATGGAAACCCCGTTTTTCTATCTTGGTGTAGAGTACCAAATCTGCTAACATACTCATGTTATACGGTGTGTTTCGTCCTGTTGCGAATTTCATGCGCTTGTTAAACAATGCCCGATGGTCAGAGTATTGGGCAAAAAATTTTTCCTGATATACCACTGATGAAAAGAAAAACACCGCTTCATCATTCGAAACGGTGTATTCACTTTCTTTTAAGTTGTGGTATACGCCCCAAGAAGTCGCAGGCATAACCCCACCCCTTTATCCCAAGATTTTTACATCGACGTATTGGAACTGTTGTCCTTTTTTCTTTACGATCTCTACTGTGAGTTCTTCACCCTCGTTGTAGTGCGGAGCGCCAAATGCTTTAAAGGCGTTTTGCAACGTGTAGTAGACCGATTTAGAAGAAGTGACATAAGCCGTTCCGTCTGCTTCGATCAAGTAAGTGAGAACACCATTTGTGAGTTCCCCTGTGTCCTCGTCCACCGCATCGTATGGATTATGGATGACGTCAGCAATTTTGATCTGTTTCCCGACGTTATCGCCCATCGGAAGTGCGATTTCATCCGATTCTAACAGGTTAAATAAGGCAAGTTTCTGCTCCCGTGTTTCCGCTTGTACTGATGAGTACGCTTGGAAAATGGCTTTGCGTTTGAATTTACCGTCTTCGCCTTTTACGATCATGCTTTTTCCGTCCGGTGAAACCATCATGACTTCCTGTTGTAATCCTGCTACCGCTAATTCGTTTGCTTGTGTGTTGTTTTCCATGGTTGATTGATCCCCTTTTAGTTGAGTTTTAGTTAAAACAGAAATTTGCACTTTGCTGTTTTATTTTTTGTTGAATTGGTTTATTCTGCTGATTCTTCGACGAGTGTTGCGTGTTTCATAAATTCTTCAATTGCCATTTTGTACTTTTGTGTGTTCGCTTCCACTGATACAACCGTTGTACCTGTTCCGTACTTTTTCACCGCTAACTTAATCGCTCGTGCTTCCGGTACATTTCCCACCACTTCAATATCTTCGTTTTTCATGATGGATGGTTCTCCACCTAGTACGTGAGTTGTTACCGACTTAATAACCGTTTTCGTAATCTCACGAGTTAATTCTTTACGCCATGTCATTTTGTTGTCCTCCTTTCATCGTGTATTAGGGAACGAAATAACCACCGTTTCCGTACTTCCATTGTACCCCATCCAGTTTATTAAGTAAACAATTATTTTTGGGTAATTTTGAAGTATTTTCTGTGGTGGTCATTTCCTAACCCCTAAACACAGTGTACACCACTACACTAGGAAACGCAAACATTATTTGAAAAACCTTGTCATTCTTTGTAAATACCGCCTTTCTTCCTATTATATAGGCGACGCATGGGGTATAATAAAAGAGTAAGGAAAACAAGGAAAATGAAAGGACAGTGATCCCTTATGCCAATGAGTCGGGAAGAATATGAAGAACTACTCGGTAAACTTAATAATGCAGAACTTTCACATAGTGACCGGACGGAAATTTTACAAACGCTTCGTGCCGATTATAGCAACGTGATTGGCGATCATGAGAAAATGAACGCTGATTTAGAAAAGATTCAAAAGGATAACGCTGATCTTGTTTTATCAAACTCAAAACTATTTCGGGAAGTCGGGTTAAAATCTGACCCACAAACGAACGAACCGGACGAAAAAGAATTTTCAGAGACAGTCACACTGTCGCAATTATTGGAGGGAAAATAAATGGCACGCATCACCATTCAAACTGTAAAAGATAATCTCGGTGTCACGAACACGTACGACATCGTCAATGCTATTCGTAATGACGCTTCTTCGCAATTCCAATCGTATGTACCGCTCGCTAACGCTGAAAACGTGGCGCAAGTCGGTGCAGGGTTGATGATTAACCAAACGATTCAAAATGAATTTATTGCATCCCTCGTTGACCGGATCGGTCTTGTTATCATTCGTGCGGTTGCGCTGAAAAATGATCTTGCCAAATTCAAAAAGGGTCAAATGCCACTTGGTCGCACGATTGAAGAAATCTTTGTGGATATTACAGCCGAAAAGCGCTATGATCCGGAAGAAGCAGAAGAACAGGTATTCCGTCGTGAAATTCCGAATGTCAAAACATTATTCCACGAAATGAACCGTCAAGGGTTCTATAAACAGTCGATTCAGCAGGAATCACTGAAAACAGCGTTTGTCTCGTGGGGGAACTTTGAGGACTTCACAAGCCGTGTCATTTCTGCGATGTACAACAGCGCAGAAGTTGATGAGTACAATTACATGAAATTGCTTGCGGATAACTATTACGCAAAAGGTCACTTTAAAGTTGTTCCTGTTGATCCGGTTGTCGGTGAAACAACAGCAAAAGAATTTATCAAAAAGATTCGTACAACGGCTACACTCATGGGTCTTGGTCAAGGGTCACGGGAATATAACTCGCTTGCGGTGCAGACTCGTACCGACATTAGCGATATGCATTTAATTATCTCTGCTAAACTCAATGCTGAGGTGGATGTCGATGTTCTCGCTAAAGCGTTCAACATGAGTAAAACCGATTTTGTCGGACAAGTTACAATCATTGACGAGTTCGCAAGTCCAGGACTCGAAGCGATCCTCGTTGACCGTGATTGGTTCATGGTGTACGACAAGGAACTTAAAATGCAGTCGATCTATAACCCACAAGGTTTATACTGGAACTACTTCTACCATGTATGGCAAGTGCTTTCTGTCTCCCGTTTCGCTAACGCTGTTGCGTTCGTATCCGGTGCGGTCAAGAAAGTCACAGAGGTGATTGTTAATCCGTCGATCGTTCAACTCAAAGCCGGACGCTCTACAAAAATGACAGCGTTCGTACGGGCAACAGACGGGGAAGATTATCCTGTCGTGTGGTCAGTAGTCGGTTCAGGTACAACAACCGTGGCATCCGGAACTCAAATTGAGTCAAACGGTACACTTACGCTTGGCGCTACACAAGTTGGGGAATTGCTCGTTAAAGCAACGGTTACGATCCCGACGGGTGAAGGATCAGAAACAGAAGAAGTTATCGGGGAATCGCTCGTTACGGTGATCCCTGCCTAATTAAAGGAGGGAACACATCATGGCAACGGTTCCATTATCGGGAACGAATATCCGGCTTTTGTCGGGTATTCCATTCTCGAATGATTACAAGCACACACGATGGTTTGATTCATCGACGGAACAAACTGCATACTTTTTAGGGAAAACGCCTGTTCATACGATGGAACGAGCATCCTTTCAACGTCAGGACAATAAAACGTTTATTGCCGTGAACAAGCGTATTGATTCCCTATATGGTGTCAATTACGTGATGTTCCAAAATGAGGACTATTCTACCAAATGGTTTTATGGATTCGTGACTCGTCTTGAATATAAGAACGATTCGACGACGTACGTTCATGTGCAACTGGATCTCTTTCAAACGTGGAAAAACCGGATTCAGTTCCAACCGTCGTTCGTGGTTCGGGAACATCGTCCGTTATGGCAAGAGGACGGGCGTCCAGTCGTCAACACGATTGATGAGGGGTTAGAATACGGACTGGAATATGATACGGTGTCGATTCAACACATTCAACCGTCCGAAGGGATTATGTATTTGGTGATTATCAGTAAAACACCAATGCACGTCGGAGATGACGGGAACGACATTAACCCTGTTAAAATCGGGATCGCTCAACCCCTTACCTATTATATTGTGCCGTTTGACACAAAAGCCGGTTCGGTTGTTGTGGCGGATGGGGATGGGGATTCCGTCGTTATTAACGAACCTGAAAAAGTCATGAAAGATTTATACAGCAATGAAAAAGCCGTCAACAACATTGTCTCCATGTATTACACCGATCACATCGGAAAAGGAATCAGCATCACCCGAACGCAAGGACAACCGACGGTTATCCGAAAATTGTATCCTGATAGTTTCCCAAATGTGACGATTGGTGATAATACCAATTGTCTTTATGTAAAATCGTTACCCGTCTTTTCAAGTGAATTAATTCCTTTATCCGATGATAAATACGCAGATTTTGTACCCGTCACGGAATCAAAGTTACTCATGTATCCGTACACGAACATTGTACTCGATGACTTCAAAGGAAACCGAACGGCTTATAAAGTCGAGTACATCAATGGGAAACATTTAGGGTTGATGGTCAAGGGGTCACTTGGATTATCGAACTATGTCACGTATGGGATTGATAACTACAATCACGGAAGCGTGTTAGACAATCCCGAATTTGGCGCACTGAACAATGAATCAGCACTCGTTAGTAATGTACCCAATGATGTGACAGTTGTGAATGATTACTTGTCAGCGTTTTTGCAAGGAAACCGCAACCAAATCGAAAACCAAGAAAACAGCATCCTCTTTAACGGGGTGATGAACGGGATTCAAGCCGGAATCAGCGGTGCAGGTTCAGCGATGGAACGCAATCCATTTGGCGTTGCGCAAGCCGTCGGACAAGTCACACAAGGTGCAGGAAACACCGTCCTTGAATTGCAAGGGATCGAAGCGAAACAGAAGGACATTGCCAACATTCCTCCGACGATTCAGAAAATGGGATCAAACACCGCTTACAGCATGGGTCATGGGTTCAACGGTGTCTATCTCATGAAAAAACAGATTAAAGCGGAATACCGTCGCAAGTTGCAAGCGTTCTTTAATATGTACGGCTACAAAACGAATGAAGTGAAAGTGCCGAACTTTCACACTCGTCGTTATTGGAACTATGTGCAAACAAAAGGATGCGTCATTCTCGGTGATTTCAATGCGGACGATCTAGTGGAAATCAAAGCAATCTTTGATAACGGCATTACGTTATGGCATACCGATCAAGTCGGAAACTATGAATTAGTAAATGAGGTGCTATAATGGCACGTAAAAAGAAAAACAGCGGACACGCTTACTTGACTTTAAGTGAGATTACCAATGCGGAAAATATGCGATGGATCACTCACTACTACAACTATTTAACGTCACTCACGTTCCAGTTGTTTGAATGGGAGAACCTACCACCCTCGGTTGATCCACGGTTTTTAGAAATGTCGTTGCATCAATTCGGATATGTCGGGTTGTATAAGGATAAGAATATCGGGTTCGTGGCCGTACAGGGTGCGAAGTCCGGCACGATGAACCATTATTTGCAACCGACGGAATTTCAGGTGACTGATCCAACGAGTAGCCGTATTTTAAGACAATCGTTCCCAATCTATCATTACAGTGATATACCGGATGCGGAAACGCAAGGCATCTTAATCGGCAACAACGACCAGTACATGAGTACCCTTCCTGCTTTATCCATGTTTGCACAGGATTTAGCGGAACTGAAAGAAATTATCCGTGTCAATCAGAACGCCCAAAAGACACCTGTCTTGCTGACAGCGAACGACAACACGCTACTATCCATCAAACAGATTTATGAACAGTACGAAGGCAACACGCCCGTTATCATTACCCATGAAAAACTTGATCCCGATACGATTAAAGTCATGAAAACCGATGCCCCGTATGTCGTCGATAAACTGAACACACAGAAAAATGCGGTGTGGAACGAATTGATGACGTTCTTAGGAATCAAAAATGCGAACTTGGAAAAGAAGGAACGCATGATTGTAGACGAGGCATCCAGTAATGATGAACAAATTGACGCCTCCGGTAATATCTATTTAAAAAGTCGGTTAGAAGCGTGTGAACGGATTAAAACATTGTATCCTGAATTATCCGATATTAACGTGAAAATGCGAACGGACGTCGCCATGCAAATTTTAAACGAAGGAGGGGAATCACATGGCAACGTACACGACACGATTGATGACACTCGTTGACGGATACAGTCAAACGAAACCCAACCTTTCCACGAAAGAAAAAATTGAAATGGCACGCCCCAAGTTATTTGATTTTGATTACCCGTTCTTTGACAAAGGGTTAAAAGCAGAATTTGAACGGCATTTCATTCGTAAGTTTTATATGCGTGAAATTGGTTTTGAAACCGAAGGATTATTCAAGTTCCAACTGGAAACATGGTTACAAATCCACATGCCGTATTTCAATAAGTTACTGGAATCGGAAACCCTATCTTTCAATCCACTTGAAAACGTCAATGTCAAACTGACATCCAATTTGAAAAACAAAAAGGATCAACAAGACGAAATTGACCGCACTGAAAACGAAGTCATGAAAGAGACGGAAACCAAAGAACGGGATACCGTCGGCAAACAAACGAGTCATAATGAAACAACGTCCACAAGCAATACGACAGGTAGCGAGCAAAGCGAAACTGACCGTACCGCCCAAACGATCCAAGACGATTTCAACCGTAAATTGGATAGTGATACGCCACAATCTCGACTTTCCATTACATCGAACGATGGTCAAGGGGTGATCGAATATGCGTCGAACATTGAAGAAAACAACGCCAACAATAAAGAGAATCAAACAGGTAATGAAACTTCATCGGGTACGTCAGAATCCACCACAACGGCTTCGGGAAGTCTCGACACGACGTTAAACACATCCGAAAACATGGATGAAACAGGTTCCACCGATCAAACGAAAAATAAAGTCGGAAACCAAAAATTAGACAGCGCCATTCAGGTGCTCGAAGATTACGCCAAACAGGAATCAGGGAAAACGGGTTCGATGACGTACAGCAAAATGTTAACGGAATACCGTTCTACCTTCTTGCGGATCGAACAAGAAATATTCGACGAAATGCAGGAACTGTTCATGATGGTGTATTAAGAGGAGGGAAAGCAATGAGTGGCCCAACAAATTACGATTCACAAGGTTTAGAAATGTTCACGGAACAGCGTCCGGCTATTGTTCAGTTGGCGGACTTGATGGATTACATTCATGAAATGCGCGACATTTTTAATGACACCATGCAAGCGTTATTAAAAGCGGAAGGGTTGCATTATTACGAAAGTTCAACGGAATATGGGATAAAAGGCGACGGGATAACAGATGAAAGTGATCTTTTACAAAGTGCTATTAATGAAGCTAAAGTAAAAAGAAAAACACTGTTTTTAAATGGAACAATTGTTGTATCTAAAAAAATAGATATAGTAGGAGAAGTAATGGGGGGTACTATCATCTTAACAAATAACGGTGTTGTTAATATGAAAGACTCGTCAAAATTAAGCAACACTATTATTTTAACGAAAAACAACATTGTGTCTGAATCAGCACTATTGTTTGAAGAAAAAGAAGCGTCCGCAAAAAATATCGTGGTTTCGACATTAGACCCAACGATAAAAAATGTTTATGGTGTTCATTTTAAAGGAACTGGCGTTACTTGTTTTAATACGCTTGAAAATGCTCATATTCGTTTTGCTGAAACAGGCGTGTTTATTGATTCCTCGGAAAATTGGGTTACAAACATTGAATTGGATCACATTCGTGTTGATTATTTTAATGATTATGCAATACGTGTTGGTTCTTTACAAGAAAACATTTTCCAAAATTCACAACACAATATTTCTAATATTACTATTCAAGACACGGGCGGAACAAAAGAAACACGAATTGGATTATCAACCGGTGACACGTGGAGTAATTACAACAACATCGTTACGTTTGCAGATAATGAAATTGGGGAGTTCAGACCACTTCATATGCCGTTTATTACTGAAAATATTGTTGAAATTATCCGTGACACACGTTCTAATTCATACAATGGAATTGTTTTAGAGGGTAAACCGTTGTGTAATGGTTATGCTTACCTCCATAACTTAAATGGTGTGAGACTTTTAAATAATCGTTTTGATCCAAATAAGTTACCTCAAAACACTGTTTATGACACAAAAATTAAAACCTCTTTTAAATTAAGTGACGGGGTTGAAATTAAAATTCCAACATCCATTGAAAATGATTTAATTATTCCTGCGAATGTGTCGTTTAATCATTCAAATGGGAAAGTAACAGTTAAAAATTTGACAAATGTTGATCTTTATTTTTTATTTGATATTAAAATTCCCGTTGAAGTTGAAAAGAACATGAAGCAAGGAAAATATTCGACTGTCTTAATTAATTCTACCATGGGTGAAACAAATGATTTAAAATATCATTTAACTTCTTACTTGTGTGACGAAAATGGCAATAATTTAGAATACGAAAGAATTGCCTATTTCGATGTAATTAACGGGAATCAATTGTCGTTTAGTTGTTTCCACACAAACGATTCTGTTTTAACTAACGCAGATGAAGGAAACTTATATTTAAGAATCGGGATTAGCAATTTACCGAAAAACGAAACATATACTTTCAACGAAATTTATTTTTATAATCAGTTAGTTCCTGTTATTAATGAAACAACATCTGATTTTTTAAACGTTAATTTATTTAATTAAAGGAGGAAACCCACATGGCGAAACCTGAACTATTGCCCGTCGCACAATTACGGGAACTGTACATTCAACAATATGATACAGCGCTACCGACCGCCTTTGATGAGTCGCTGACGATCTTAGAAAAAATCAATAAAATGATTTTGCGGATGCACGAACTCGGGGAACTGACGAATGAAGTAGCAATCAAATGGAACGAACTGATTGAATGGATTGTCAATGACGGTCTAACGGATCTTGTGACGGGAACGCTTGAAAGTTGGTATACAGAAGGACGTTTCGCCGATCTCGTTATTCAAATCATTGATGAACTGAAAGAACAAGGCGTTTCGATTACGTCGTATGGTGCGAAACCGGACGGAAGTGATAGTATCGTTGCCATTGAACAAGCGCTTGCGTCCGGTTATCCGGTCTTTATTCCGAATGGTACGTTTTACGTGTCACGGGGTATTAAATTACCATCGAACACGATCTTAAACGGTGCCGGAATCGGTAATGCGGTCATTAAGTTCATGAATAATGCCAACATTGCCGAAAACTTGATGTATAACGAAAACATCGACGGTGGCAACGTCAACATCTTCTTAGAAGGGTTCACACTGGATGGGAACGTACGTGGACGCTTTGGAGATGTGGCGAATGGTGTTGGCGGTACACGGGGTTCAGGATTAACGTTCCGACGTGTCCGTAACGGTAGCATTAACCGTATCCACTCAACAGACAACGTACTACACGGAATCGACGTAACGTGTGCCGGCATTGATTACCCGTATCTTGGGGATGGTACAACCGCCCCGAACCCGTCGGAACACATCACGATCAACGAATGTGAGACAGATCGTTTCGGGGATGACGGGATCACGACTCACCATAGTCAATACATTTCGATCAGCAATTGTTATTCCCACGATCCACGCACGACGAATAACTCAAACGGGATTGAAATTGATGACGGGTCACGCCATGTCATTTTAAACAGCAACCGCTCAAAAGGATGCTATGGAGGGGTAGAAGTCAAGGCACACGCCAACGCCAGTGCGCCCTATAACGTTATCATTAATGGTCACTTGTCCATTGAAGATGTGCGATCGTACAATTTCCGACATATCGGACACCACAGCGAAAACGATCCAATCAGTTTGACGGCACGAAATATCATTGCTTCGAACTTATCGGCCGTCAATCCAAACAATAACCGTGGTTTCCAAGGGGATATCACGCCACGGGCGTTAGCGGTATCCGGCTATAACGGGGTATCGGTTAACGGTCTAAGTGCGTATACGAATCAACCAAACTTGTTAACAGATAGTGTCGTCACAGTACAATTCAACGCCCGTAACGTCAGTCTGTCCAATTTTGTTTTGAACGGCTTTAAAAATACGGAAAACGGGATCTACATTATTGGTGGCGGACGGAAGTCCGATAACGTCAATATCACAAACGTTACCTTAAACAACAGTGGACGTAACGGGATTTATGTCGGTGGTGGGATCACAAACGCCAATATCACGAACGTCAATGCGATTGGAACGGAAGTAAACGGTGCAAAATACGTCGTCCAAACGACAAACAGTAATCCCCAAATCAGCGGAATTTCCGGAGAAGATTATCCGAACTTGATGCGAATTGCCGGAATTGATTACACAAACGGACTCACCTTATTCAATGGCGGTTTCCGTGGGGCGTCGTCGTCAAGCGGTAACATTTCCGAAACAGGGGCGATTCTTGCATCCACGAGTGCGTCTGAAGCGTCCGGTAGTAAATCGTTCGTTGGGGCATCGTCCTCTTCTAAAGCAACAGGAGAACGATCTGTTGTATTCGCCTCCTCAAACAGCACAGCAAGCGGTGTCTATGCTAGTATTATCGGTTCACTCAACAGTAGCGCCACGAACGAAAACAACTTTGTACTCGGTTCATCGTCGAGTATTGCGAGCGGTAACCGTTCAAGCGTCCTTTCCAGTTATGGCGTGAAATCAAGCGGATCGTATAAAGTGAACGGTGGTTTTGGTGAACCGGACAGCAACGGACAAGGACTTTCCGCCAATATTAAATGGGAACTGGATTCCCTCAACGGTAAAATCAAAGCGTCCGATTCGATCACGGGTTCAAGCAGTTGGTCAGATTATGCCGAATACTTTGAATCGGTAGACGGTGAAGTCTTTGAAACAGGAACGCTCGTTGCCTTACTAGGCGACAAGATTAAAAAAGCAGAAGAAGGCGACGCTATTCTTGGTGTCGTATCGGAAACAGCAGGGGTGGTACTTGGTGAACAGACCCACCACTGGCAAGGGCGTTACCTGAAAAATGAGTTCGGTGGCAACCTGTACGAAACGAAAACAATTGTGGATGTCTACACGGACGACCAAGGAAACGAAACCGAAACAACGTTTGACGTTCGGGTTCCGGTGGAAAATCCTGAATATGATCCTGAATCAAAATACACCTCACGGGAAGATCGGGATGAATGGCACATCATCGGAATGGTTGGTCAAGTGTACGTTAGATGCGACCAAACGATTTCAATGGGTGACAGCATTAAAGCAATCAACGGGATTGCTACAAAAGGCGATCAATTTAAAGTCATGAAAATTACAACCCCATACGATGCAACAAAAGGGTATGGCGTCGCAAAAGTATTAATTAAATAAGGAGTGTTCCAAGTGACATATGCAGGCAACCGCTTTTTAACTCGTAAAGAAATGACCGTCAACGCCCAATATATCATGAATTATCTCACAAGTCGGGGATGGACGAAAAATGCGGTTGCCGGTATGCTTGGGAACATGGAAACAGAGTCCACCATTAACCCCGGAATTTGGCAATCATTACAAAGTGGGAACATGAGTGGCGGTTACGGATTGGTACAATGGACACCGGCTAGTAAGTATATCAACTGGGCGAACGCCAACGGTTTATCCTATGGTAAAATGGATAGTCAACTCAAACGTATCTTGTACGAAGTCAAAAACAATATCCAATGGATACACCCTTCGATTACGTTCAAAGAGTTTACACAATCCACAGACAGCGCATACGATTTAGGGATGCTATTCATTACGGCCTATGAAAGACCGGCAGACCCGAACCAACCGGCACGTGGACAACAGGCGCAAGTATGGTATGATACATTAGATGGAACGGGTTCAGGCGGTGGAGGGGATGGCACACAATTAGCGGTCTTTCCCTTAGACATGATAAACATTACCCAAGGCGAAAACGGCAGTTACTCGCACCGCAACACGCTATGTATCGACTTTGTGGGAACATACGACAAATATCCATATTACGCCCCGTTTGACTGTGAATGTATTTTCACACAACCTAGTAGTGCGATTATTGTATGGAAATCCGTTCGTCCGGTGATGTGCGTCGATGGCGAAACCCGAAACATTGTATTCACCTGTTTCCACGAACAGCCGTTAACTCACAGTGTAGGCGTCAAACTGAAAAAAGGCGATCTGCTCGGCCACACGGGGATTGGTGGAATGGTGACAGGCGATCACGTTCACTTAAACGTGATTGAAGGAACGGAATATAACGGCCTCGTCTTAAAAGGGGAAAATTCGTACGCACTCGTCGGCACTGAACTTCATATATATGATGTATTTGATACAACAGGCGTGAACATTGTGAACGGGATGGGGTACGACTGGAAAACAAGTGATTTTGAAGATGGAGAAGGTGGAGGGAGTACCCCAAACCCCGATCAATCCAAAAATGACTATATACAACTATTGTTGTGTGGAGCAGTAAAAGGGTGGTAAAACGATGAATAGTGGCGGTGAATTTTATATGCTAGAATATTTCCGGCAATGGTTGGCAGATGAGAACACAAAAATTTATTATTTCTTAGGATTGATTGCGATTGCGAATGTGCTTGATTTCTTGATGGGATGGTTGAACGCCAAATTTAATAAACACGTACAGTTTAGCAGTAGCAAAGCGATTTTCGGAATCGGTCGTAAAATTGGTATGTTGATCTTACTCGTGATGTTTGTTCCGGTGTCGCTGATTATTCCTGAACCAATTGGGGTTAGTGCCTTATATGTTCTATATAGTGGGTACTTGTTCAGTGAAATTAATTCCATTCTATCTCACATGAAATTTGCGGATGATGATAAGTCCACGGATCGGTTCGCAGATTTTATCAATGCGGTATTCAGACAAGGAGGACATAAAAAATGACAAAAATTTATGGGATGGACGTCAGTCATCATCAAGGCAACATCGACTGGGATAAAGTAAAAGGTGAGGGAAAAGTTAAGTTCGTTATGATCCGTCTCGGACATGGTTCGAACGGTGGTACACTTGACCGTGAATTTAAAGACAACGTAAAAGGCGCTGAACGTGTTGGGATTCCGTGGGGTGCTTACTTCTACTCATACGCATTGACAGTCGATCAAGTCAAAAAAGAGGCAAAATACGTCATTGATGTGCTGAAAGACTATTCACCGGATTATCCAATTGCGTTCGATATGGAGGATGCGGATGGATACAAGAAAAATAACGGGATGCCTAGTAACGCTCAACTTGTTGCTATGTGTGATACGTTTATGTCTATGTTAGAAGATGCCGGATATTACAGCATTTTATACGCTTCTCGTTCGTGGTTGAATTCTCAACTGAAATCTGCAAAACTCAACAAATATGATAAGTGGCTCGCAGAATGGCGTGATACGGCAAGCTATAAAGGCAATCACGGGATGTGGCAATACACAGACAGTGGACGGGTATCCGGCATTAGTGGACTTGTTGACATGAATATCGCCTATAAAGATTATGAGGCGTTGATTAAACCGAACAAGAAACCAGTGGTTAAACCGAAACCGGAATACATCAACCAATATAAAGTCAAGTTAGGGGATACCCTAAGTGCGATTGCAAATCGTTACGGCACGACAACGAAGCGGATCATGCAACTGAACCCGTCCATTAAAAACGCTAACCAAATATGGGCTGGTCAAGTCCTGAAAATTCCGACACGAAAGAAGTGAATGAAATGATTGATACGGCACTGTATTACAACCCACAGAAATTGTTATCCTATGATCGCATTTTAAACTTTGTCATTGGTGCTCGGGGGATCGGTAAATCGTATGCCTTTAAGCGACATCCGATCAATCGTTTCCTTAAACACGGTGAACAATTCATCTACTTACGACGCTACAAACCGGAACTGAAAAAGATTGGGAACTACTTCAATGACATTCAAGAAGCGTTCCCCGATCATCAATTTAAAGTGAAGGGTAGAGAATTGTACATTGACGGGAAAATTGCAGGGTGGGCGATCCCCTTAAGCACATGGCAAAGTGAGAAATCGAACGCCTATCCAAACGTAACGAGTATCATTTACGATGAGTTCATTCGGGAAAAAGACAATAGCGGTTATCTTCCAAACGAAGTCGAAGCGCTTCTCAACTTGATGGATACCGTGTTCCGTGGACGGGATAACGTCCGCTGTTTCTGTTTAAGTAATGCCGTGTCCGTCGTCAATCCCTACTTCTTATATTTCGGGATCATTCCCGATATCGGAAAACGTTTCAACGCTTATAGTGATTACGTTGTCGAAATTCCGGACAGCGTGGACTTTTCAGAAGAACGACGCAAAACGAAATTCGGACGATTGATTGATGGTACGGAATACGGAGCGATGAGTTTGGATAATGAATTTGTCAATGACAGCAGTATCTTCATTCAAAAACGGACGCCTGCTTCTCGTTTCCAGTTCAGTGTCACCTTTAAAGGGATGGTCATGGGTGTATGGGTAGACCGGACAGAAGGGATCATGTTCCTGTCAAACGATCATGACCCAAGCACCAAACATCATTATGTCTTAAGTCAGGACGACATGAAAGAAAATACACTCTTGATTAGCGGATGGAAAACGCACTTTCATTTACGCAAACTGGGATTTGCGTTTAAGAACGGTTATTTGCGATTCGATAATCAAGTGTTGCGCACAACAGGATATGAACTGTTTAAGAAAATGAACGTATAAAAAGACCGCCTATTTACAGGCGGTTTTTTCGTCTTTCTTTCATCATCTTCTTGACCCGTGGATCAAGTAACGGTAGTACATTCGAATGGATCGCCCGTGACGTGTAAGGCGTCGAAGCGACAGCAAGGCGGTTGTGTTCCGATGCGTCAATGATGTTCTTTTCAAACAAGAACCGTAAAACGGTCTGCACTTCTTTTTGTGTAGGTGTCATTGTGTATTCTCCTTTTCTTGTATAAATCGTGTGACGTAACCAAATATCATGCCCATGCCTGCAAACCCTAATAATGTGATGGCGGTCATTTGTACACCTTCTTTCCGTTTTCTCGTTTCCAAGCGTCACGCTGATTTTCGATATAGTTCAGTGCGTCGCTTACGTTTGAGAAGTATTGTCGTGTAGCATCTTCGATCACATCGGACGGGATCCGGATATGGCTGTCCTGATAGGCGTCCAGTGCTTGTTGCAAGTTTGGTTGAATGTTAAGGACAGACGCCCGTTCCGCTAACAATTGATCTCGTTGCGCCATCAATTCGTTTACTTCTGAAATGAGTTGCGAACGCTCGTATTCGAGTTCTGTATCCTCGTATTCGTATTCCGTACGGTTGGCACTTCCGATGTATAAGCCGATTAAGAAAATAATGATCGCAACAGCGAAACAGATAATAAATGTGGTCATGATCTCTCTCCTTCCGTTGGTACAATCTGATATTTGACAATCGGTGAGGCGGTGCATCGTTGCACGTCTGCTTGGATCATGGCAGTTAAAACGGGTTCTTCCGTCGTACCGTTCGCCCGTTCCGCATAATAGTCACGGCAACGAGAACGCCCGATCGGATAGTAACTGTGGCGGTAGCACACGATTTTTTTCACTTGACCCGTGAAACGTGCTTTGTAGACGAGCGTGACTCGTTCAATGATACATACCTCGTATTTCAGGATAACTGGTGTGAAGGTGACGCCTGATTCGATGACGCCTAGTTTCTCGCCTTCGATCTCGTTTAGGAGATCGTCTAGTGTGAGTTGGGTTGTCATTTTGACCACCATCCTTTGACATATCTAGATGAAACGAAAATACCTTCGATACCCTGTAAATGAATATCATACATGTCTTTTTCGTGATCGTATGATATCACAGTGCCATGTAACTTTTCTAACGTTAAAGGGTCGGTTACAACGACATCTGCGCCAGTAATGAAATGTTTGTGGTATTTAATGCCTTTTTGCTTGCGTTTTAATTTGTTCATTTCTTCGCGTGTGATTTTAATTCCGTGTTCAGGTTTCATGTTGTTTTCCTCCTATGAAGCGAAGGGACTTACACCCCGACGCTCGTTAATTGTGAAATGTTGACGATGTGTTGACACAGTTCTTGTGGAATCCGGCTTCGGTCAATCGTTCCCTTGATGCCTTGTGTTCCTGTTCGTGCGCCCCGTGGTGCTGAAACGTGGCACGGCATCCCGTTCTTACACATCGGTTTGAATTGTGGGTTTGGGTGGTTCGTCCAAATGTCAGTTGGTTTCATGCGTGTGTCGCCATACTGACAATAGGTAACTGTGTAGATAGGTAAGTCTTGCATGAAATGCATTTTTCTCATTCCGCCCCGTGGATTCTCAATGAAATAATATGTTGGGTTGAGTTCTTCGATTAGTTTGAGAACGTTCTGATTTACGACGTCACACACTTTAGCGTAATCGCTATAAGGTGCTAAATTACCAGATGCTTCTTTACGTCGGTGGTGTGAAATGCCTGCGATCGAATAAGAGGTGCAATCCGGTGATGCCCAAATGATGTCTGGTTTACCGAAACGTTCTAAGATGTCGTTTGCGGTGATATTACCGATATCTGTATACCAGTTGATATTTGGGTGAACTGTATCCCATTCAATGGAGTACACTTCGTGACCTGCTTTCTCAAACTCTTTTCCGATTGAACGTGTGCCTGCGAATAATTCTAAAACTTTCATGAATGAATGACCTCCTTATTTGTTAAGTTAAGTATAACATGTGTGGTGTGGTTGGGATATGGGTCTATGGTACTAATTTATGATTTAGGTGTGGTAAATGTGGTGATGAAATTGGTTGGGATTTTGGTTGATAAAATTGTTGACAAAATGGTGACAGATGTGATCGTGATTTTGGTGATAATTTGCGGGTGTGTTTGGGTGTGATTTGGATTTGTCAAGCGATGGGGAAAAATTTGTTCTATAAGAATCAAAAATAT